ATGAACAAGGCCGTATCTGCAAACATTCAGGAACTGACCCGGGCCAACCGGGAGAAGCCTGCAGGCAAGAAACGAAGCGAAAAACAAATCGCTGCTATCGCATACTCCGCAGCAAGAAAGAAATGACAATAGACGAAAACGCCAAACACTACTTAGTCCACGCATTGTGGATTGTGGTACTCCTTTTTAGCCTTCAGACCTGTATGCAGGAGAGGGAAAGGAGAAAGGAAAAAGAAGCCTTTATTGAATCCATACAGGACAGCGTAGTACACTACAAGAAGATTGGGGACGAGGTGTACGCCCAAAACGCTCTACGGAGCCTCACAATCAACGAACTCAAGGCAAGCAATGTCAAGGGTAAGGCAGAGGTAAAGAAGCTCTCTAAGAAGCTCTCTGAGGCTCTAGCGTTTGTTGACGTTATGGTGGTCCATGATACGGTCCGATCGGTGATTACTCAAAGGGACACGATTCGTGATTCGTTCACCTACCAAGACTCTTGTTTGGCCCTGTCGGTGGAAGGGGATAGCATCGCCTACAAGATGGCGCCATTGAGCCTTCAGCTGATTCAGCATCGCGATGGGGATTTAATCATTGCATCCGCCAAGGTGGACGGATGCGGGGTTGTGACCAAGATATCCGGATTCTCCGTGGTACAGCCCAAGAAGAAGTGGTACGAAAATCCCGTACTACTGGGGATACTCGGCTTTACAGCCGGAGCATTCGCTATTTCACGATAACGAAAGAAAGGTCAACCTGGATGCCCAAGACGTGGGCTAATGCCATTACGTCTTTTTGTGACGCATAATTCTTGTTACCTTTTTCAAAATAGGGTGTGCTCATGTACTTTTGTATCCTTTGGTAATCAAGTTCATTTTCAGAGCATACTTTTAATAAAGAGGATTGCTTTCTCTTTATTTGTAACTTGATTAGTTGCCTCAATCGGCTGTTGCTTCTAAGAACGCAGTACTTGAAAGAACTCAGTTCAATTGGATCATCATTTGTCATCCAAGAGATTTCTTACTTTTTCTATTTCTGACTCAGAAAGAATGTCGTTTCCGACATTTGCGCTGTCTAGCCTAATAATATAATTAGATCTTTCTTTAAGGCCATCAATGGAGTTTATTTTTTTGGCTATAGCTTTTACTTTTGACTCACTTGATAGCCTAGCGAAATCCAAGAACTCATCGGGTACCTGGCCCGTAAAATATCCCTTATTAAAGCTCTTTACTAAACCTTCATACTGATCTTGAGTCATAGAGTATTCTCTAGCCGCATAATCGGTGTATCGCTTAACCTTGTCCAAAGATTTGTCTCTTTCGGCACCGGTCTGTCTAGCGGCCCTAAAACCCAAGTCTTTCATCATAGAGTTTAACTCTTTTATGTTTGACTTTTGGATTTCATTCTTTTCAATTTTTGTTTTAGGCTCAATTTTGCCCTTCAGTACCTGCTCTTGGTAGTGCTTCTCCGACCAAGACTTGTTGAATATGTCTGTAGCCCTAAGCATTCTTTCCATAGCATTGTAATCCCTTGTGGCCGCTTCTGCAAATTGGTCAAAAATCTCAAAGAGTCTAGCTAATGGTATGCCTGTCAATGCCGATCCAGCATTAGCAATTCCTCGCAATATTTCGCCTTCATCAAATGACTCAGCGGAATCCCCAAACTGACGAAACTTTATTGAAAGACCGGGAGCGCCTGCAGATATGTAATCAGATAGTTTTTCGACAGCCATATTAAATTTCTCCCTAGCTGATGCCTCATCGTATTTCTCTTGATCAAACGAGTCCGTGATAAATGGTTTTATTCCAACGGCAAACATCAGGTTTCCTGGGACGCCAAAGCCTGAGAAAAACCCGCTCAACAACTCCGTGTAATACTTTGACTCTGACTCTTTTTGTCTTTTTGATTTCTTTAAGTCTTTGTCTTCATCGTCATCGCCAAAGCCAAGTGCCCCATAAACCAACTCGGGAGTTCTTGAAACAAGCGTGAATAGGGCCGTACTTATGAGCCCAAATTGCAGCATAATGTAGGCATGTCTTGCGGGATCCCCTATGCCTTTTGATAACAATTGTGCAGAAAGGATTGCACCTCTCATCATCTGTTGGCTAGCCGTCTGGTAGCTCATAAGAAGTCTTAAAAGCGGATTTCTTTGAGCATTACTGATCAGCATGTTGTTCCCTGATTGTTGCGACGCGTTTGTTGCCTTATAAAGTTCAAAGCTGGCATCATTTTGAGCTGCTATTCTTGCGCTGCTTTCATCCATCGTCTTTATGTATTCCTTATACCTTTCGTTCTTAATAGAATCATAAAGAGGTCCTCCACCGATAACAATTGACAAAAAGTCAAAAACCGCCGTTGGAGTGTATCCTATTTTGAGCATTTTGTCAACTAATGAGAAAACGTCAATTTGCCCATCTTTCGTCCTTCTCTCTAGTTCTCTTGCGTCAATGCTGAATATTCTACCTCCGAATCTCTCCTTGACCCACGACATACTTTGGATTTCTTTTGTCGTAGAAATCCAATTCATTGATTTAACTGAACTGAGATATTTGCCAATACTTGGAGCTAATGGAGCAAAATTCAGCGTGGCAATAGGTTGGAAAAGAGCGGCCCTTGTGTTAAACCACATCTGACCTAATACGGATCTGTTCACCCAATTAGCAACTCCTTCACCAATAATCTTTGCTTCTATCTTTGAACTCTTATTTGTGACGACTCTTTGTACATTTGACTTTATTGAATCGGCGCCGGCTTCTCCATATTTGTTTTTTATCAATGTCATCTGCTCTTTGCCAAACATAGCCTTAGCATTATTCAACAGGGGCATTCTGGTGACCATATCGATCATTCCATCCATGTAGTTGTTATACTTGTACGCCACATTTGAGAAAACAATTTGCCCTCCATCTCCCCTTGAGATAACATTGTTTGACATTACCGACATCACCCCGTCCTTATTTGGTGAGCTAAGAACATCAATAGACTCATCAATCATTGCATCATCGCCGACTATTGACAGCGGAGAATACGGTATAGACTGAGGTATGTTGTTTGAATAAACCTTATTAAGGATTTCTATAGCCCTTGCGTTTTCATCCGGATTCTTTGAGAAAGAAGAGTTTTTGTTGTACTGCTTAGGATCAAATGAAATCGTGCTATATCCGTAATTTGTTAAGGTAGGCAATATCTGTTCATTTAGAAAATCTTGGTATGCTTGAGTGATCTCGCTTACGGCCCTCATTAATCCTTCATCATTTAACACATAGTCAATGATGCTATCTATATCTTCCTTGTTGTAGTTGACGAGCCCTTCTCCACCTGCCCTAACTATAGCATCCGGATCCCTAAGCATCATGAATGTGTCTATTATTTGCCCAATAGTCAGCCCATCTTCGTTCGTTCCTTCTGCATACACATCTCCTATCCTTAGGACAATTGACTTTACCTTTTTGGAAATATCAATGTTAAAGCCGGCATTCTTTAGTTTTTCGGATATTTTATCAAATCTGCCGATTTGTTGCTTTAATTCATCTCTGCTGAAATCGGCTTTCCAAATCAAGTCAATAAAGTTCTTCTCAAAGAAATCGTAAGATTCATCGTTGTTGGAAAATACGGCAACTATATTCCTTGTGTCAAAAAGATGATCAAACTTCAGTTTACTTGTAAATTTTCCAAGTCTCCCTAAAAGACTTTTGTTTCGCAAGGTATTCCGATTTGTGTCTATAGCGATTACGGAGTACGAATTGCTTTCAAAAAAGTCTTTCCATTCAGATATGTTTTTCCTATCTACCTCTTGAATCTGTCCGCTTTCGTTATCAATAATATAAAAGGCAACACCCGGCCTTTTTGACTTCTCTTCGGCCGACTTGTAATCATTGACCTTTTCCGATGTCCCCAAAGAATTTGATATAGCTATTATTGATCGTTCCTTTAAGGACTTATTGTGGTTACTCAATATCTTGTTTGTAGCAGACTGAGATCTAGCACCAGACTTAAATATTGAGTTTATCTCGTTGTATAGTGCCTTTAATTCCTTGCCATCCATTTGGCTTAGGCTTTCGTCATTAAAGATTTCAGAATAAAGCTTCAACTCAGATATTGACTCATTCGTGAGTTTTGCCTTTGCCAATATACCCGATTTTGCTTTTGACCAACTGGATGGATTTAGCCTAAGTTTTATTTTTTCAATGATGCTATTCCTAGCTTCTTCAACATCTTTGGCTAATAGTTTTTCCTTTTGAGTCAAAGCTTTCTCAAGTTTCTTTTCAAGTCCTTGAGCCTTTTTATACAAATCAGGATACCTATCTATTATGGCCAAGTTGAATTCGTCTTTGAAAAACCTACTCGCGTACTTAGAAAATTGCGGTCCGTTTTCTGCAAAGTACGGCTTAATCATTCCTAGAGCCGTGCTAGCCCTCGTGACTCCGTTATTGATTAATGCAGAAATTAGTTCTCCAACATCTTCGGTAAACTTTTTAAATCTTTCTGCATCCTGCTCAGGCAGATTTGCTATACCGAGCCCTCTGCTTTCGCCTCCTTTAACCCAATTAGATAAAGACTTTGCCGCTTTTTGAGCGGAAGATTTTACGCTTTTTGCCTGCGTATCCGGCTGAGTTGTTGGCTTTTCTGCTTTTTCTTGCTGTTGTTCTCCGGCCAACAAGTCTTCTACTGCTTTGACCAATTCGGGGTTTGATCCGTCTTTCTTGGCTTTGTGGTAGGCTTCGGCCATTTTACTTGAATCACTAAAAGAGCTTGGAAGTTCCGTTATTGGGATTTCATTATCAGATATGTTTTCTATAATAGAGCTATCTATGACTATCAGTTCGTTCCTTGTGTCACTAGCAAAATCTTCTCTTAACAATATCCCCTTTACACCTTTCGATTTTAATTTATTTAATTGCTCTTGAGTAAGTGTTTGTCCCCTATTTGGCAAATTGTTTTTTTCCAGATAGTCAGCAAAAGAGGCAACGTCGTCAAAATAAACAAGCCCCTCGTTTTTTATTGAAACATATAGCGCATGTTTTTTTTCTCGTCCAAATCTATCATTAGCGCTCCAATCATCGCTACTGAAGTAAACACCAGGAATTGGAGAGTCTATTGATGACTGTTTCTCATCAAACCCGTTTTTAAGTATACTTCTTTTGTCATTTTCGTTCCTAGCCAAATGAACGGACTTTATTGTTTTGGGCAGAAATGGTATAGCTGATGGGATAGATATATTGCCTCTTTTGTCTCCGCGTTGTGCTAAATTTATTATGTCAAGAATTTTACTAACCGCCCTATATCCCTCTTCTCCATTGACAATTTCGTCAACAAAAGTTACAGTATCATCCTCTTTTGCCGCTTCCAAAGCCTTAGCCGTACTCTCCACGTCTTTTAATACGTCCGGCTGAGTTGTTGGCTTTTCTTGAACTGGCTTTTTTGCGGTAGGAGGAGCCTGAGCTCCTCCCTCTACCGCCGGAGTTACTTGCCCTTCTTGGCGCCCTTCTTCTTGAGGAAGGCGGGGAGGGGTTTCTCCTTCATCACCTCTTTCTTGGGTGACATTGGTTTCTTGCCGTACATCTTGTTCGGTTTGAGGTTGAACTCCGGCAGCTTCGGGTGCCGTTCCCGTTTCCCTGAGATTAGGGAAAATCTTTTTCACTTGTTCCACAGGAACAACGCGCTGTATCGTTCGTATGAAAGCACCTTCAGGTACTGTGCCTATTTGCCTTTGAGATTCTGCAATAGCAATATCCAACGCTAAATCATTCCAGCCCATTGTTTCACCCTGAGTAGACTTTGCCCCGGGGGCGAAAGCGTTGTCAAGTTGTATCTCTTCGCCGGTATTTGCGTCACGCAATATGACGCCCATAAACCTTCCCGCATCGTCAAAGACCGAAGACACATACTCCATATTCGAAAACGGAGTGCTTTTTGATTCTTCTTCCGAAACGACTTGTTGACTTTCTGGAGAAGAAAGTAACTTACCGCTAAAAGATTTTGGCGCTAATTGGTATACTAGACCGCTTCTTGATTGGGTGATTGGGACTCTTCTGAGGACAACAATTCGTTTCTCTCCTGTTTTGGGGTCTGTGATTGTTGCTCCGTGGAATCTTTCTGCTGAGATTTTTTGCGGTAGCCCTGGTTTAGCAGCTCTGACAACACCTTTAACCTCGATTCCTTGTCCAGCTTGTTCAGTAATAGTAGTTGTTGCGAATTCATAGTTTAGTAGGTTGTCAATTTGTGACTCAATTAAATCGGAAAGGGTTTGCCTTTCTGTTTCAGAAAGGCTTTCGGACTCTAAGATACGGCTTTGTTCGTCAATCATCTGCTCGGCTACAGCCTCAATCTCAGCCATATCAATTTCTTCGGCGTTGGTCATTCGCTGCACTAAGGGTGCAATGATAGGCTCAATCCTTTCAGAAACGGCGTTTAAGACATTTTGGTCTGATTCCGGTATCTGTAGCTCAATAGTCGGAAAGGCTTCTTCAGGAGCTTCTGTGACTGCTGGACGAGACATTTCTGCCTCGCTAAATATAGACGAGATCTCTTGGTTTATTTTGTCTATCTTGGCGGTATTCCTCTCACGTATTGCTTGAGGTGTATTCTTGTCCATCTTTGAATTGATTGACTCAATTTCAAGCATTTTATCGGCAACCTTCCTGGCAGAAACATCATCAATGTCTTCTGGTATTTGACTGTATATGTTGCCAATCAAGGAAAGCCTATCAACATTCTTTTTGTACTGAGAGTCTTTGAACTTATCCTTGTTTTGCTCAAACAGATCAAGAGTCACTTCAACCTTGTTATTTCTTGCCACATTATGGAACAAGTCTTCTTTAAGCCTTGATCCCGAATAAGCAAAGCCCACACCCCCCAATGGAGCCACGGCAACAAGCGTATTTACGGCTATACCAGCATAATCCTCAAGGCTCTTCTCTTCAAATTGGGGTTGTCCTTTTAATTCAGGGAACTGATTCGTGATGGATGCATTAATGGACTCTTGAACGCCCTGGTCTAATAGCTCTTCTGCTACCTCAACTCCTGATGTTAACCCAAACGCCTTTATGCCTTGAGTACCGGCCTTTATCGCGAAATCAAGACTTTTCCCGGATGCTAATGCTTTCACGGCATTTTCAGAAAACGCTTTACTCATTCCGTTTTTGAAAAACCTGTTTATCGGAATGGCGTTCTCAATAAGGCCAGTCTTTGCGGCTCCAACCGCAGAAAGGATAGCCCTTGTCTGTGGGTCTATCTTTGCGCCAGCCTGCAACGCAGCCTGATCTATTTCCGCAGAATATTCATCATAAGTAAGTGCCGCTGTTCCAATTGCTCCAACCGCTAATTGACCAAGCCTACCGTAAGGTGTTGCAGCAGCAACAATAGACGGAATCATATTTAATCCTTGCTCAAATACAAAGCCCAAAGTGTTTGCAGACAACAACCCTCCTTCAACGAATTGACCGGTCTTTGGGTCATAGGGAGCCTTAAAAAGCGCAAGTCGTGGGTCCTTAGTTGCCAACAGGTTGTCCGTCAGGTATGACTTCATCTTATCCGCAATATCTGTTGCACCTAGTGCTCCGGCAAAATCGGAAAGTAAGTATCCGCCACCTCCAACAAGCCTTGAAGCAGCCAATATCGCTTTACCAAAGAAGTTAGTTTCATCCAGCTCTTTTGCCTGCTGTAGAACTCTTTCATTAATTTCCGCTAATCGCCCTTGCGCCTCTGGTATTCCATACTTTTTAACAGACTGCTCGTAGCCTGCATAACTTCTTTCAAAGTCGCCAAATTTTGCGTCAAAATCAGCCTGCAACTGATTAGCAAGTTCAGCGTATTGGTTGTACTCATCTTGAAGATCCATAGCGCCGTACCAATTGGCCTTGCTAATTGTGGAATTGATCTCGTCAATGGCGGCATTTCTTTCATTTGCAAACTCGGGGTTTGATAAAGAGGCTTTTATGTCATCAAAAGAAAGAGGAGCGTCCGGATAATTCTCATTATAGTCATCAGCAGCAAATGCTTCGCTAGCAAATAGCGAGTTTGCTAGTATATTCCCTTTTCCAAAATCGGACTCGGAGCCAACAGCTCCTTCTTTGGCTATATTTTTGTAGTAATCCTCAATTGATTTTAGATCCTTTTTCCCTGCCGTGAAATCAAGTATATTTCTTCCTTCTATTGTATTTGAGAACTTTGTTGGAAGTATTTCTACGCCTCTGCTCAAAACTGGTTCGCTGTCAACTTGAACAAACGGACTCTCTAAACTTGACTCATCAATTTCGGGTCTTGCTGGTTGAACCATTTCCCCTCCTTGAAAACCAAACTGCTGAGGAATAAACGGAACTTCAACTCCGCCTCTTTCTCGCTGAAAAGCGACCCTTGTCCTTGGCAATGGAGGAGCAGACTTTAAGTCCTCTATTAAATTTCCTGTCCTTTTTGTCGGAGGAGATTCTACATTAAACTCTATTAGGTCTGCTTTATCCGGGTTGTCATTAACCCAGTTTTGGGCTAGCGTTAAGTCATCCAAATTAGCGACATCATTTCCAAAATCCTGCCGTAATGCAGCAGCGAGTTCTTTGTATTTTATTTTTGGCACCTTATTTTGTTTTACTAGAATACCTCTTGATTAGTTCACCTACTGCAGTTCCTTTTTGGACTTGCCTTTTAGTAGGAGCCAAATTTGCTCCTTTGCCAAGAAGTAGTTGCCTAGCCCTATTCTCCTCAAGAACGACATATGCCTCTGTTTCTAAGACCTGGCCTGCAGCATCTCTTTGAGCGATTGTTGCCGACGCCTTATTCTCAACCCAACCAACGCCAACTGGAGCTCTGCCGACAACCTTCTTTCCAACAGCATCTTTTGGTGTTAAAATAGGCACTTTCTTCCCGTCCTTTAAATAATATGGGTAGGTTCTTACCTCGTTAATAGTTGGCTTGCCGATTAATATTTCGCCATTTACCCCAACAACAGGATTCACTAGCCCTTCCATTTGAGTAGGGGCTGATAACATTGCGTCTCCAGTAGGGATCGTTAGAGGAGCTGTTGTTCCGGTTGGTTGATTGGTGTTAAGAATTATTCTTTCACCGCTTAATACGCCTTCATAGAATTCAATAAGCGGAGAAATGTATTGTAAGGCATCCGGGTCGTCTATGTATTTTTGGGACACCTTTTTTGCCTTTTCTAACTGAGTCCTAGTGACTGTCTTTAATTCGTTCAAGCCGGCCGTATCTCCTCGATTAATTCCTTGATTTGATTGAGACAAAATATAATCTCTTTGTTTTTCAAAGATATCTCCGCCCAAATCTGCCCGGATGTTTGCCTCAAGTTTTTTACGCTTACGATCTTCCTGTTGTTCTTTTAAACCACCAATTTGCATATTGTAAAGATCCTCCTGCATTTTTTGGTCCTGAATCCTTCTTTGTTCAGCCTGTTGATTTTGCGCATAGACCTTTTGGGCGGCACCCGATTGAATGTCCCTAGCTTTTTGCTGAAGCGACTGCGTCATCTTTCGGAATTCTTGATTCAATGTAAAACTTTCAGGCGACGTCATGTCAACTTTACTTGGGTCAATACCAAGTTGAGCCGCCTTGTTGACAAATTGGTTCAATTCATCAATGCCTGCGTAAAACTGCTGTCTTACGGCATCTTCGGCCGTTGCCATCACATTGGGGTCTAGACCAAATTGCGACTCGGAAACCATGTCCATGGGTTGCTGCATGGCACCACGAGAAAGTGGGTTTGCCGTAGCAGCATTGACGCCCTGGTTCATTCTAAACACAGGCACTTGAAATCCAAACCCAGCGGTTTGCCGAGAGTTATTTGGGGTTAATTCAACAGGCATATACCTTTGTTTTTTTATCTATTATTGGCGTCATTATCTTTTTCTACGCGAAGGCATTCTAGGCCCGAATACGGGGACCCTCTCTGGAGATCCATACATATAGTCTGGAAATAATCTGGAATAGTAAAACTCTCCTCCCATTGGCACTCCAAATCCTCCCATCATCTCGGGCACATAGGAATACCCTGAGCTATCGGGAGTTGATAATGCATTTCGCTCGGCCTCTTCAGCCATCGCAACTGCATCGCTTTTTTCTTTCTCCGACATTTTCTTCCATGACTTATAATTGTTAATTGAAGTCATGTAATTCGGAATATCTCCGAGTATTGCGCCAAGTGATGCCCCAATATTAGAGCGCTGTTGACTGACGTCTCCTTGCAATCCAGCTCTTTGATTCACGAAATCTTCCATAGCTAATTGATAGACCCTCAAATTTTGATCTCTTTCTTGGGCTAACTCTTGATTACGCATGTTGACCAACTGATCCAGTTCGGATCTGTTCTTTTGCTGCATAATCGCGTCATTAAGGAGACCTTTGCGTTGTTGATCTGCAATGTTTGAACTGATGCCCTGCATGTAGGCCAATCCGGCACCACCACCCAAGTTCGCGGCAATCTGTCTGCCACGTTCAAACTGCCTTCCTGCTTGCTCATCGGCCATCCTTTGGTAACCCATTCTTGGCTGGTCAACCAATTGTTGCTGTTGAGCTATTCTTTGCGACAAAATTGGATTTGCCCTAAATTGAGGCAAAGTAGGGGCTTGCAACGAATTGAGTTGCTCTTGGGCTCTCCTGCGAGCCCTATTGGACACCAATGCCGAAAGAATATTTCCTGCTATCGGAGCCCCAACCGAAAACAATGGATTTACACCCATTCTTGACTTTAAGCTTTGTGCTAATAATTGATCCATGTCGCTCATCTTTATACAAATTTAAGGTATTCAGCCCTATTAGGCATAACATTTTTCCGCATATTTTGGATTTCGTTAAGGTAAGCATCTTGCCTTACTTGCGCCATAGCGTCAGAAATAGCCTTATTTCTATCGGCCATTTCGCTGGCGTACATCGCATCGTAACTCTCTTCTGCATTCTGTTCAGCTTCCCTTGCAGCTCCACCTCCGAACAGCCCTGACGCCGCTCCACCAAAAGCTCCCCCAATGCTAGCTCCAAGGGTAGCTCCAAGTTTAGCCCCAGCCGCTGTTCCTGCACCAGGAGCTAACAAAGACCCAGCAATGGCTCCCAATCCGGTGCCAATAGCCGTGGTCCATGGAGATGCCTTGGCCCGTTGTTCTTCTTTGGCTCTGTCTCCCATCTCTCGGACATAGTCTGTCCGGCTGGGCATCATAACAGGGTTGTATAAACTTGGATCCATTATCTGAAGACCTTTCTGAATTGATTAACTGCTGACCGAAGGTTTATGGCACTAGTAGTATTGTTGAAGAACAGCTTTATGGTGTGGTAAGACCCGACAAGCCTCTTTCCAGATGTTCCGCGAATGATGTTCGCCGTAGCCATACCAAGACGACTAACGATATTGCTTGTTTGGTTTCCGGTTGTATCGGATGCCAATGTTGATGTGTCGTTATAAGCCGTGATATTGTATTGACTGAAAAGAGACTGACTATTAATACCAACAATGTCTAGCACTTTTGGTTCATTGATGTCTTTGTTGAAGACATACTCAATCTCCGCATCAACCACTCCTATGTGGTTTCCAGTAAGAAGGTCTAAGTAATCGTTCCCTCCTTTCCATTGATTAATATGCAAGTCAAGCCTATTATGGCCCGGGTTACCGCTATGTGATTGGATCATATAGGTGCTCCCGTTCAAGTCAAAGATGTACAGCGGCCTGTTGCCGTATTTACCTCCGTGGCCATTGCCTTGTACGACCCAATCCAAATTGGAAACAAAAGCGTCAAGCTTGGCATTGTAAGTCATCCATACATTGACGTCTTGGTTATCGTACGGATTGTTTCTCAAAAACCCAATAATGTACAAGTTCTTGTCAACGCGGTCGTAAGATAGGGTTATAGAATTCTCGAGCCATGGAACATTCGTCTTTGAAAACTTAGTCCTAAACTCTTCTTCCATCCTAGCAAGCGAAACAATCTTGGCTCCATCGGAGATGTTGACCAGGGCGCCTCTTTTCGTGTCTAATACATAAACGCCATTCTCTGTCGGAATCATGCAGCGAATAAGTTCTACCCCATAATTTGATGTTATTGTTTTTGGTGGAGAATTTTCGCTAATGTAAGTTCCGCCCTGCACGGTTAACACCTCATTGTCTTGAAGTGTCGTTAGCGACTTATTCACATACAAAAGAGATATAGCATCGTCCTGACCGATGATGGGCTCTCCGTCGTTAAGGAGAGCAATCTTGGTGACTTTGCCATAGCGCTCGTCCATGTCAAAATAATTCGGAGCCCTAAATCTTGAAAATCCATCAACCCCCAAATCAGCCGATCGAGCATCCGAATAAATAAGCCTTGCAGGGTAGTTGTTAGAGATTTGAACAAGCCTGTTTTCCGAGAAGAACGATTTAGGCAAGTTCTCAATGGAATACCCAAAATTGTAGTTGTAGAACGCGTCGGCTTGGTAATGACCAACAGTTCCAGCCGTAGCGCCGGTTAGGTTGTAGTAGGGGAAGCGATCTCTGTCTGAATTGTAAAAAGCATTGGCCTCTCCTTCCGTGTACATTTCAATGTATTCGGGACTTGTTTTTGTTCCAGTCTTAAATACTTTTGTGCTCGTTGAATTGCAGTTGCCTTGAACATCGGCAAAAAGTCCGTATGTTCCACTTGATGTTGGTACATAATACGAAGGCACATTGTACTCATCGTTAACCTTATAACGATACTTTGATATAAAGCAGTCGCCTCCCCACACCTCAAGAACAACCCTTTGACTGGTTCCAGTAATCGCCGAATATGCTCCCGTGTGGAAATATTCTTGTATTCGGTTTGGGTCGCCATACCTTGAATCCTGCTTACCTTCTCTTATGTTGGCAACATACAGCGCCTGCTGAATGTCCGTTGAAGGGCTTGAGTATTGGTTAAAAGGTGTATCTCCGCCAACATAAGAAAACTCTACGCCACAATCAACATTTTCTACTGGAGCCGCGGCTTTACCGGAAACAATTGTTGGATAGGATGGTATTGCATTGACGTTGAATCCAGGAAGTTGAGACCCAAGCCAAGTTACATTCATTAATGGATTTCCATAGATAAGTCCATTTCTGAGTTGCCTTGTTCCGCCTGTTGGGTTGTACGTGTTTAAGTACTGAGAAAAAGCAACGCTCGCAAAAGTATTAACTCTTCCGGTATTCGCCGTGTCTCTTGGAATATACCCAAATTGTCCCGCGCTCAATGGACAGTAATTGGCCGTAATTAGATATAGCGGGTCGTCAAGGAATTGATTCATTGAAATAGCCAAAGATCTTTGCGCCTCAATATTAGAATTCCAAAGGGAGGTATTTGTAGAGGACATGTCAATAGACGGGTTTCTTTGCTGACTTGTCAAATCAGTTCCGGCTAATAGATAATTGACGACGCTTCTTGCCGCAGTAATTGTTGACCCAGGAGAAGAAGCCCGTTCTGATGACCTCAAAAGTATTTTTGATTGCCCCTTTGTTATTGGTATAATCAGCTCTGTTGTTGACAAAGAGCTTAGGTTCATCATTGTTCTTGTGTAATACGCAAAAGGCAATCCCGTACTTGCAAGGCTTCCGGTTACATCCGCGTATTTTTGCTGACCAATGTATGATGCAGTCTGTATCCCATTTACTTGAAGAAACGACTCTTGTATTTTTCTGTTGTACGTATCAACATAGGTGCCTCCTGTTCCAGCTGAACTTTGCGTACGCATATTGATATAATTGTTCGGGTACCAATGCAATCTGTGGTCCAAACAAGAATAAACCCTTGCCTCAACGTATCCGGTTGGATACGATATAGACATTCCTCCAGATGTAACGGTTGACGTAGTTGTCGTTGGAGTTAGGGACGACAATGTAAATCCACAAACATCAACAATGTCTAAATTCAATGATATTAGCTCTGGAGTTGGTATCAATGGTGTCCCCTCGGAGTTGTAGACGTAGTCAACTGATGGGGCAAAACACTTCTTCCACATCATTCTGTTCTCAGGAATGCTATTTATACTCTTGTACGCAGGAAGTTGGTATGATGGACCTCCAAACACAGACAAGAACTCCATGCTTCTTGCCGCGCCCATTTTTAAAGACTTTGGTCCTAAATAGTCAAGGTCTCCAATTCCATTGGTTACGGTGTAGTCGTTTGAAGTACCATTGGGATCTCTGCCGGGCGTTGTTACTCCGACATACATTGATGCCGGAACAATGGGAGTTTGATAAACAATATCTCTATCTCGATCCATCCTAACAATAGCCATACCTTTCGCCCACGATGGATGTCCTGAAACGTCAATTCCAAGCCCCAATGCTTGAGGCAAGCTGACTCCATCAACGACAGATGCCAACAAAGAATAATTTCCAAATTCGTTTGTCCCAAAGGTCCCGGTTGTTGATGTAGCGATTGTTCCAAGATGTTCTCTCTTTGGGAATTTCCAAGAGAATGGGTCCGAGGAATGGTTGTATGCATTTCCTTTTAATGGCAAAACGCTCGCTGTCCCCGATGTTGAAGGAAAATTTGGGTATGGAGCCAAAATGCTTGCCGGACAAAGAATGGTAAGTCTAGTTGTTGATACAGAAACAACGTCTGATTCAAAGCTAAGCGTCGTTCCACTTATCGTCATAGTGCACGACACCGACCCTCCTTGAGCGTATCCAGTGGCTCCAGTCGGCCAGTTTGTCAGCCTATCTATTTCTATTGTGTTTTTATTGTAGTCTACCCCTCCAGTGGTGATTGTTCCAGTTGTCGCGGTTGTAGTTTTAGGTATGCTCTTCGTGAATGAAGAAAAATCAATAGGCTTGACAGGAGACCAGTTTCCGTATTCATCGTGGTATGTTATCCCAAATCGGTAAACTTCATCCCTAAAATAACCTCGGTACTTATTGGTATTAATGGGGTCCTCGTAATCAATCATCCTCCTAATCGTCCTTGCCTCTATAATTTGAGGGTTACCGTCTGGTATTCGTCTATCAAAGTATTTTATGTTGCCAGCCAAAAGCCGATTGTCTTTCTCAACAATTGTCTTAACGGTTTCTACTGGAGCATCGGGAGCCGTAATTTCGTCAATATCTAATTCATATTCCGACTCGGTCCCCTTGTAGGTGCCAGTGACTGTTCCGGTACTACCTGTAACCGAATTGTTTATTTCACTCACATACCCAACCAACTGCCTAATGTATGTGCCATCGTTGTTTTTGACGACAGCTATTTCTATTTTGTCGTAATTGGAAGCCGATTCTCCAACCCCTATCGGTATGGAAAAATTAATTGACCTGGGTGTCTGTTGACCAACTGCTCCGCCATAGTAATTGACGGTAGTTCCACTTGTGTAAGCAAGAGGTATGGCAGGAACCGGATTGGTAAACGTTGACCACTTCGTTGTTTCAAGCGTCGTTGTTTTCTTTAATCTGTAAGCAAATTGGTATGTTCCGGCAAGCAAGGCGCCATTGTTGCCAATAGATGTTATTGACAAACTCATAGCCGTGCTCGCCTTTGATATAAGGTTTAAAAAAGAAGCAGATGTATATGGCCACAATGAATTGTCCATATCAATCTTTCGGATCGTATTGGTAAAATCCGTAAAGTAAACCGACTTGTTTTCCCTATCTTCAGTAAAGAAAGAGTCAATACTTCCTGTTGGAGAAAAGTTCAATCCAGAGTCCGAGCATATTTCGTAAACACTTACATCAGCGTATGTTGAATCTTGAGCAAAAAAGTGAATCCAATTTCTTACGTTTGACCCTCCGTTTTCGTCAACATACGAATAAACAACAAACCCATCTCTTGCAACTCCGCCGATTTCTGCTTTAGCAACAGTATATCCTAGAATGTTAATATTATTGATTGAGAATCCTAATGCAATATCTTGAGTTCTTAAAAGCCCTGAAGACCTAATCTGGTTGATGATCATCTGCTCACCGGCACCCGTGAGCTCCATATTAAGCGCATTACGGTAAGTCCCCTCCGGCTGATAGGCCGGAGAGAAGTCTTTGTTGATCCCTTTAAAAAAGGCTTGTCCTTCCTTTTTAATCTCCATTAATTAGGCGTTTTGGGGGTGCGCATCAATCTCTTTTGGTTTGGCAGCATCGTGAGCCAAGTAGCAATAGCTGCTTCAATCTCAGGCTTCTGAGGCTGATTGCGCTTAGACATAGCGTCTGCCTTCAGGGTTACCCATTGTTGGTACAAAGTCTGAATCTCGCTCATTGGAATCTCGTTCCGCTTGCGGTAACGCTCCCTCTTCACGAACATGTATTCAATGTAAGCCACAATAGCCCTCAAGTAATACTCCGGAATCAACGGAACGCCGCTAGAGTCTACCGGCATGCCGTAGTACCGGATAATCACCTGGTCGTAGGAGTTGCCGCGAATCGTCGTGCTAAACACAAGGTCCGAGCCTTGCTTACTCACCACATAGTCTTTGTCGTAGGTTGTTTGGTCGTCATCTGGCACCGAAGACCAATAGTTGGAGTCAAACATGGGGTAAGCCACATTCCCTGCCGTGCTGTTCTTGACGGCAATAGAGTCGATGTAAACGCAGCCCGTTGGTATAGAAAAGGTATTGCCCGTCGTGATGGTCCCGGTCGATGTGGTAAGGCTGATGGTCGTCAAACCGATATCCCTCAGACCCTGGAAGGCCCATTCGTAGAAGATGACCCTGTAGCGGTCATTCTCCATGCCCAAGGCAATCATCGCGTTGCTGATGACCTGATCGATTGTTACGGTATTAATCATTGCTCTTTGGCTTGTTCTAGGTTAGTGCCATCATAAAGTTCCTTTTCCCTTATGGATATACCGGCAAGTTGAAGAGACCGGAATAACAGTTCGTTGTGGAACATAGCGTCAATCTCTGGATTAACAACAGGCGATATGCTTATAGCCCTTGGGAACACGACTACCTCAACCAAGTAAGAGCTGCCCGATACTGGTGCCGCTGGGAAGAACTCAATCTTTCCTTGGCTTGTCGTGCCGGTTGTCCCGGTAGCAAAAGACGATATCGTGTAAATCGCAGACCTACCCGTGTTGTTTGTGAAAGAGTTAAAAGTCCTAAGATTTCCATATACCCTTGATGCAGCATTGATGGTCCTAACTCTTTTGGCACTGTTATAGTTCGTTGTAGACCCGGTTGCGTCTTGTACGAGGAAGTCAATGACCTTGTAAAGCGATGTAGATCCACTTCCTAGAGAAGTGTTTATTACAGAAAACGATATTTCCCTAGTTCCTGCACCAACGCCCGCGACTGTGACGGTCCTTACCAAAGTGCCGATGCCTTGTTGAAAAGCATCCTCCCGGCTGAAGTCAAAAATGTCGACATCTTTTCGGTCTTGCTTTTTGGTCGGGAAGATAATCTCGTCAATAATGCTCAATTGAGCCGTATTGAAGAAATCGGCTTTTTCTGTCGCAGTAAAGTAGGGAGAACCCACCTTATCGCAAATCAAATCAAACCTTGCGCTTAGTTCTGTTGTAGTCATTTTATACCTCTATCTTTCATTTAACAAACAATCCAACACACGGGTTCAAAAGAAAAGGGAGCCGAAGCTCCCTTAACAAACCAACTGAAAGTCTTTTACTTGTCAGTCCATTCTAGGTCGTCGTTTTCTCCAACAGTCAGCACTTGGCCGGTTGTGCCTACAGCTAAGTTCTTCCAAGAAGACCCGTCCCAATACTTAATGTCGCCCTTGGCATCTCCATTGCTGAACCCAGGACCCGCGGGCCCTGTTGCGCCTTGCGCACCTTGTGGCCCCGCCTCGCCAGGAGGCCCAGGTTCTCCAGGGAATCCCTGTAGCCCTTGTGCCCCTGCTGGTCCTTGCGGTCCTTGTGGGCCTGTTGGACCTTGTGAGCCATTAGAGCCTGGGTCTCCCTTTGGACCTGCCTCTCCAGCTGGGCCTCGTTCCCCAGGAACCCCTGGAGCGCCAGGAGGCCCAGGATTACCCTGAGCGCCTTGTGTTCCCGGTTGACCTGTTTCACCAGTTGGTCCAACATCGCCAACCAATGCCAGTAATTCCCAATCACTTGATTCTATGCTCGGAGTCTGAGTTGTTTGTGCTACAACGCATATCCAGCTGCTTCCTCCATAACTGACGGTGTCGTTTCGAAAATAGACAGTTGATGGGGCATAAGGTCCTTGCCATGCTACCCCAATAGGCCCTCGTGGACCCGTCGGTCCCGTTGGTCCTTGTGGTCCTTGTGGTCCTGTACTTCCAGATGCTCCGGCTGGACCCGCAGGTCCAGTAGCACCATTGCTGCCAACAACCCTGCCGGCATTGACCAATCGGCCGCTGACAAATCGCAGAATCAAATCGTTTTGCTCAATGTAGGCCGTCTCTATTTCATCAAGCTGCACTTGCGGAACAGGAACTTGTGACGCCTGAGTAGCCAAAAACGTAGCCACCCTATCGGACGAAGATCCGATATTTGCGGCTATTTCAACAGGACTAGCATCTGGGTACCTTTTTCGGTACCTCAAGATGCGTAGCTCTGTATCTGTAAATGTTGATGGCATTACTTGTGCTCCTTATTGGGGCTTCCTGGTCCTGGCGTACTTGTTGATATCGGCCATGGTAATCTCTGGCTCTTCCTGCACAGGCTCCGGGGCAACGCTTGGAGCGGGCTTCTCAGCCTTCGCCTCCCTGTCGGATTCCAAGAATCCAAGACGGCTCTCAATCATCTCAAGGACTTCCTTCTCGTTTACAATTTTCCCAATGGTTGAGTCTTCGTCAACGCCCAAGGTGTAGCTACCAAAGCGATATACGCCATCGTTTGTTGTGATAACTCCTCGCCCAATGGCGGTTCGGACCAAGTGACGCATTCGGGCCTCACGATTAGGAATTGCGTAAATCTTTAGGAACTGTTTTGGATTGCGCTCTGCGTAAGTCAAAACGTTTTCAAATGCGATGATTTCATCTTCCTCATCGTAGAACATTCCACATAGCGATGCGACCTCAAGAAGCCTTCTTCCTTTCAGTTCAGAGGCCAATGTGATTGCCTTTGCATTTAGGAGTTTGTCCTCAATACGTAACTTTGACTCAACTTCTGGCTGTAGCCTTTTGAATAAAGCGTTTCCATTAAACCATGGAGATTCCGGGTTGTTTGGATGATTTGTCAAAAAATCAAGCAACTCTTTGTTTAACTTATGCACGACCATAGGCTCACCTACATTAAAGTGAAACCGCTTATAACGAGTCCGGCCATCAGGTAAAATCGTTTCCGTTAGTCTATGGACTACACCATCCAAGGTCTTGTATTCCGAAAAATGGAAAGTGCTCCCATTGCCGGACTGCAAAAGAAAGAACTCAAAGTCGCTTTGTTTAACTGGCATTTTTTAAAAATTTATGACACTATAACACATAAAATTTCGTTCAGTTCCAAAACAAAAGCCCCCGCCTTGTGGGCGAGGGCTTCGTTTCCTCAGTTAAGAGGGATTACGCTGCGTACAACAAGCCGTGGTTGTTGGCTGCGCGCAATTCAACACCGATGGAAGAGTAGAAGTCTACTGTGAATCCATCTTTACCGTTAGAACGAGCGGCTCCGGAACCGGCCTCTGGGGTAGTGATACCCTCTTGGACGGTGCGACGGAACTCAAGGCTCTGACCCAACAGGTCTTGCTTGTAGCGCAAGTTGATGAGTGGGTTGCCACGATCGTCGGTACCCATGTTCAAGAACAGCATGGCTTTGTCCCAGTTGATGCCTGAAGTGGCAGGAGCAGGGAACAGGGCCTCGTTGGCGAATGGGTAGTACAGAACAAAGTTCAAGATTTTGTCCATGAACTTGTACTTGGTAATGTTCAATCCGGTCATAAGACCATCGCCGGAGAACACACCGAAGCTGATGCCACCGTTCAAGGTGTAGTCGCGGAGTGCGAACTGAGCGTCAGCATAGGCAGAGCTACCGCAAAGCACAGTAAACTCGCTTCCGTTACTGTTCAAGCACATCAAGCGAACTTGCTCGGCCAAGTCTGTTTCCGCAATAGCAGAAGAATAGGTTCCAACAACACCATCTGCCTGAATTCGTGGCAAGATACCATTACCTCCAAGGCGACCAGACATTACGTTACCAGTTGTAGCTGATCCGTTTGACTTTGCGGCCAAGATGTACATCTCGCGGTCCATGGCCATCTCTTGCATGGTTTCCATCTCGTTGATGTAGTAGTAAGACCACTCGCTGTCAGACTTCTTTACGTACTTGAGGTTAGATCCTTGAGTCGTGGAACAGACCACAGAACGACGCATAATGCCGAGGTACTCGCTGACCTGGTTTTCCTGCCATACACGACCGGATGGGCTATCAGAATATTCAGCCTGCAAGTTGTATAAGTGAGCAAACTTGATTCCGGCAGTTGCGATACTTACGCCAAAGTTGGTGCCCAAGGCTTGAAGCTGTAATGTACCAGAAGCCCCATTACCTCCACCACCACTAGTGATACCGGTAACAATCGCATAAGCATTGTTCTCAAAGCGAATTACATCTCCGGTCAAGAACGAAGCTTGGGTACCGGCTGCGTATGTGACTGTTCCAGTTGTGTCTCCAGAAGCACCAGTAGCGGCAGATGCAGCAACCGATTGACGGAATTTGCCTTTTTCAAACCAGTTGAAAACATCGTTACCGACAACGGGGTTCTTGCGCCCGATACGGCTCAAGAGGGTTGTAATGGTGTACTGAGGGAAGCGATACGTGATATAGTCGCTGAAATCGGGTTTTTGGATTCCACCAAAAACGTAGGTGCTATCCACATTACCAGTTCTGATGGTATTTGGGGTAGCATTGTTTGGATTGATTGTATTAATGTAAGCCATTTTTTTGTTTATTTAAGTTTAGAACAAAGGTTTTTCACCCTTTCTCAACCTTTCAACTTCGGATTCAACAGTAGACAAAGCCTTTCGTGGAGTAGCCTCGGCGATATTTGTTGCCTTCGGTCTCTCTACGTTGGACAGGTTTTGAATCACAGCGGCTTTTCCTGAATTCTTGGCGCTACGAGTAGCGTACTCAAGTACCTTGTCGAACATTTCCAATTTGTAGGCGCTTTGCACCATCTTTTGGAAATCCGGTTCTCCATTAGGCTTCAGGAAGTGCTTGATCTGGAACTCAGTTGCCTTAGCCTTATCGTTGTAAGTGGTGAGCATCTTTTGAATGCTTGCCCGGTCTTGGTCTTTGACCTTGACCCTGTCCACCTTTTCGATGCTATTGATTGCCTTGCGAAGGTTATCATCGTAAACACGCTGATGCTCTTGCGCTTGTAAAGCAACCTGTTGCTTCTGAACTTCCTGCTGCAACTTCAAGTCCTTTCGTATCCTCTTCGCATTAAGGCGAATTTGGGTCTCGTCAAGGGAGGCAATGTACTCATCAAGTTCCTCCTTTGTATCAAAGTCGGATTTAAGCTCATACGACAAAAGGTCCACATCTGGAACTGAGTCGTAATCAAGAGTAGACAAGCCTAAATAACTCAGCCAGTCGCCTCCCTGCTTCATGATCTCATTCGCCTCTCGGATCATGTCACTGGCGAATACGGTCTTGGTGGATTCTTTCGTTTCCTCCAACTCCTGTTTTAGGCTCTTGAACTTTTCTACAAAATCTTGGGAGGTGTTAACTCCCTCAAGTCCAAGGTCCGCAAACTCGTTTTTGTACTTTGTTACGAAATCATCCGCAGCAGGTACTTCAACGCCTTCGTCCAAATCAATGTCGAAATTGAGGTCCGTGTTAGGGTTCTCATCTGCATTAACATTTTCTGCACCCGTTTCGTTTGCAGTATCATCAACATCTGCCTCTTCCTCCAAGTCTTGGGCAGTTTCTGCCGGAGCTTCGGGAGTTTGTGCCACAGGCTGTGGAGGCGCCTCTGGCTGACCATTAAGGGCGTTTAGTGCCGCTTGTTCGTTCTCATCGCCTATGGGCGAATGAGATTCCGCCTCGCCCGTCAGTTTCTGAAGGGCTAGCAAATCTAAATCTTCTGACATGTTTATTGGGTTTTTTGTTCTTTTAATGCCTCAATGATGAGGTTGAAGTTCTGTTCTTGCTCTTTTTTGAGCATATCAAGTTGAGTTTGTTGCTCCATCGTGCGATTCTTTAACTCCTCCCTTAACATTTGGAGTTGTCCTTTGTTCTCGGAACGAGCCTTGTCAACTTGAATTTGTTTCTCAGTATCTCCAATGATTTGCTGTTGAGCCATCTGTTGTTGCATCATCATTTGCTGTTCTTGCGATTGTTCCGCTTGAGATGCTTTTCGGTCTTGGAGTGCAAGGAACTTCTTGACGCCCTCTTTGGTGTCTGGATTGAATAAAAGAACCATAGCCTCGGAAATACTTAGGCTGTTAGCCTGTACGGCGGAACTAACAAGTTGCTCAAACTTCGGCCTATTGTTCATAATATCATCGGAGTTAACCTTGATAAAAATACCATAATCCTGAAGAGGTACATCTTCATCAATCTCCATAAGGTCAATGCCGATTTGCGAGACAATTGGCTCATATTGTTCTTTTAAGAATGGGAAAATCGTCTTGATGTAGTTGGCATACTTCTGCAACAGCTCGTTCTCAAAAATTTCAAACGCTTTGTTCAACGGCTGAGTAATAAGACTGCTTTGCATGACCGCCATCTGATTCACTCCAACAAGAGAATCCCCTTTTTGAAAGCCTTGGCGAGCGTCGTTGATTCCAGAAATCTTGTCGATTTCCATGTCGATGTACGACGCCAAGTTGAGGTATAGGTTAATTGAATTGGAGATACCCGTGTCAATGCTCGGGAATGGGTTACCATTGGGCGGTACCGCCTCCTGTCCGCTACTCGTAAACGCAATACCGGAGGTCTTCAGGTAGTACATCACGTCCTGCAACTGCAGGTTGTCCGGCTTGTAGCGAAGGTCGTAGACAAAACCCTTACGGCCTGCCGTTGACATCTCCTGCTGCACGGTGTACATGATCAGGTCCTTGAACTCCTGCAGAGCAGACATCTCCTCAACCTTGGACACGGTCCTAAAGTTGGTGTACTGCGGGGAGATAATCGTGTAACTGTACTCGGCTTTCACCGGATTGTCGACGCTATCCCTAACGATGTTATTCATCTCGCCCCATTCCTTCACAATGCTAGACCCCACAAGGGTCGCCTTGCGAATTGTCTCAACATTCCTTGTTTCAATGCGTCCTCCATTCTCCTTCTCCTTTTCCGTCAACTTTGGTTTTTCGTCTTTCCCGAGGATCTTGACATGCTCACCGCCATATTGGTCCACGGTTACCTTGGCGCGTACCTGGCGAATGTCCCTCCACTCCGCGTAAAACACCAAGCACATAAACTGATTGTTCACGGTGATGTAAGGCAACAAGAAGTTCGTTCCATTCTGCGAATAACCACCCCATAGCCAAGAACCTTGGTCGTACCTTATCGTGTTAAGCTCTTCAAGCGTTAGACCGTAGGTGTCGCAGACCTCTGTTACCGGAGCATAGCGCCACTCGCCAATGAAAGCCGAGGTGCTAAAGCTGTCATCAAAAACATAAGGATCTACAATGACATAACGAGGGTCTACACGGCGGATGTGTGGCTTTCCGTACTTGAGCTCGTGCTTACCAATAGCCCGGCCGGTTATCAGGATGTCCCTCCAAAAGGCAAGCCTGGTCTGCACGTATTTATCCCTCTCAATCTCATAGCGTAAGATGGAGTCCATGGTGCGCTCAATGGGTTCCTTGTAAGAGGAACGCATGTAGAGGTCTAATTCTTCTTCAGAGTACGGAATAAAATCCGGCTCCTTCATCTCAATAAGTTCGCCTGTCGGATCAATCTTTGGAATGACAGACATCATAATCTTTTGTGCTACAATGGAAGATTTCTTCTTCATCTTCCTAGATACAGCATCACGATTTAGTGTCTTACACGATACGTCTAGCTTCTGAATAGCCACCTCCCCTTCCAGGAGGTTGACCTTGTTGCGGATTTTGTTGAAGTTAATCCACAATGCCGGAAGGCTCCGCCCGTTGTAATCCTTCTGCAGGAAGTCAAACTTCTTGGAAAGGTCGTAGTCTCCATTGTAGAAGTTCATGGACCGGTCCATGGCTGTGTAAAGGTTGGGAATGTAACCGTTCGCTACCGTCTGCCCAAGAATAGCCAAGATGGCTTGCTTGTGATAATCCTCCCCTTTCTGCGAGTCTTGGACCCACATATTGGGGAAAGTTGTTTGTATTGCGGTAGCGCTCATTTACGTTGTAGTTTTCCCTCCTTACTGAAAACATAGTCAAATCCCTTGAATAGGTCATTGCTTGTCTCTTTTCTTAACAAACGACTTTTGGCTACCGTTCGTAAATTAATCAAGGTAAGGCCCCAAGCATCTACTCGGTCATATTTTCTTTTTTTGTTTTCTGGGTTGTAATTGGCCAAATCCGACAGCAAATCGGAGTAATGGTAATGTTCAATGTTGGACGTCAGGTCATCATCAATAACGCCAATCATCTGATCCTTAACCATTTCGTCCATGTAGACCCCGTATTCTATGACATTCCCCGGTCTGGCTAATTTGCCAATCTTGGGTGGTTTTTTCGCCAGAAACTTCGTCAAGTCCCTATCTTGGAAGTAGGATATCATTCGGGCCCTGTTTCTTTCAATCAACACCGTGCAGGTGTTCTTCTTGCTGTAGTACTCCACCGCCAGGGCGCATTGCTCGTAAGCCTCGTTCATGTCCTTGGGCTTGGCCGTGTACTGCAACACGGCACCACCGCTGTGCGTCTCCTCTTCCCCTAGGTGCAACCCCTTCGCGATAAAGAACGATAGGTCCGAGCCAATGCCTTCTTTCTTGGCGCCATCCGTCGGGTCACACCCGGCGGCATACTGAACGTCGTCAGAGGGTTCCTCCAACATGATGACATCCCCGTCCTCCTTGGGAATGAATACCACCTTGTCGTTGGATTTACGGAACAGACCCCTCTTCATCTTGGGTGGATGGGTGTCCAAGTGCGCGATCCGGTTGTTAATCAACTCCACGTCAAAAGGCGAATCACCCACCTGGATGAACATTTCCTCAGCCTCCAAGGGGTACTGAACGATAAAGTCGTAATACCGCTTCATGGACTGCTTACGCTTTTTCTCGCGCTCACTAAGGATATACTTCAACCCTTCAACGACGTTCTCGTTGCCTAGCTCGTTGTCAATCATAAAGCCGCTCCAGCCGGCAGCAAAGTAGCGGATAAGGCCATAGCCCTCCGCGTTGTACCAAAAGTCCTTGAAGTCATCGCCATTCTCTGCAGCATCTCCCGCCGTACCGGCCAGGATGGGAACGCCTTTCCGGGTGATACCATCATCCGCTGCCAAAGCCGGCTCCGTATAGGACCAGTTCTGCTTTAGCTGCCCTGGGTCCCACTTGCCGGGCTCCTCGTACACCACCATGCGCATACCGGATCCCTCAAACGACGTCGGCTCAGGGGAACGGCCAAAGATCACCGAGTTAAGGCCCACCTTCTTGATGTTGCCGTCCTTGTCGCGAATCTTCTTGGCGAACTCTAGGCGCGACGCCGAGTTACCGGCCATAGATGTAGCGCGTAGGAAAGACGGCAGGTTGTTGTACCCGGTCTTCAGCACGTCGCTCATGAACTTCTTCATGTCCTCCTCGGACTTGGATGTGAAACCAATCTCCGAATAGGGATTGTGGATTGCCGTGCAGTACATCGCGTTGGCAAGGCTGTAGGACTTGCCCCAACGTCGCCGTCCACCAAGGATGACGCCACTACCGGTATTGTCCGGGTAGAGGCTTGACTCGCCGTACAGGCAAGACTCAATGAGGTTAAAGAACTCCGCGTTACACCTTCGAAACTCCGGGGAAATAAGCCCCCCGTTCTTGGACTTCATCTTCCAGAAGTAGGTGTACATGTACATCATCCCGCAGATGCCATCATGCCCAAACCTCGTCCTGCGTATCTGTTCGTTCTCCCATTTGGACTGCTCGGTCCGGCTGGAAAACGAAGGAATAATCATCTTCTTGGGCTTGTAAGTGGACATCTGTATTTGTCCAATCTTGTCCAAGTAGTACCTGACCCTCTCGTTGACGTCAAAGGCGCTGTTGAATAGGTAATCAACCAGGCTTTGCTTCATGCGTGAAAGCTGTCAATAGCGGACATCTCGTCCTCGGCAGAAGAATCCTTCTGTATGTCCATGTTCATCTCCGTGTTGATCATGATCTCAATGGCCTTACGCTGTTTGGTCAGGTCAATGAGCGATGCGGAAAGCTTCTTAATCTCGTCGGCCTCTAAGCCTTGAGCTCCTTTGAGCCTCTTGCGTATCTCGGATAGGGCTGCCTCTAGGGCTTCCAGGGACTCTCTTTCCGAACCAATGCCCTGCATGTCGTGGTATGCTTCAATGTACTTACCGATCTTGTCCTTGCGGACTGAAGACACGTTGAGGAGTACTTTTTGGTAGCGCTCCTCGGGTGATAGGTTCTTGTAGGGGGACTTCCAATCCGCGTACAGGGCCACGAACTTGAACTCGTCCGACGTTATGCCCTTGAACTCCGTAAGGATGGACAAATGAGGATTGTCATCAAAGACATCCTCTTGACTTATTTTAAATAGCATTTAAGAAATGTTGTTTCTATGCCTAGAAACTAAACTCGCGAACTGCTAAAACGCTACTGCTTAAGCCTTTGGATGCTGCTTGAGGGATTGGAGCCGGAAGGGCAAATACGTATTGCCTACCACTACTCGCGCCTTGCTGATTTGACGACCAAAATGCCGTATTTGCTGGTATAAAATTAGTCAATCCAAATGGGTCTCCTTGGGAGTATAATAGGTTGTTGTAAATGGCTGAATGCGCACCCTCGGAAGGAAGCGCCCAATCGCTGTACGTGACTCCATTCACCGTTGCAGAAAAAGCGTCTGCCTCAGCAGCGGCGCCTGTGCCTGTTGCTGCGGCAATAATTATCGCCGTATTGGCAGCGCTTTGACTTATAGCTAGCGATCCTGAGGCGGTAAGTATTCCCACTCCAGTTACGTTTGTACCTGTGGGCGTACACCAAACAACCCCGGTGTTAATTATTCCTTCGTAAAGAACATAACCTTTTCTTGCAGATGAATCAATATGAAAAATGATGCCACCTTGAGTCCGATCGCCAATTGCCGGTGTTACCGAAAAAGTCGGCCAAGATAGGATGTTGATTTTGGTGTTTGACAAAATGCCGTCAGCATTGGTAAATCCGGAGCCTTGAGTTACTATGCCAAGTCCGGTTGCTGATGTTGCCGAAATCTTTACAATCGGATTGTTTGTTGCCCCGGTTGGAGAGGAAACGAAAAAAGATGGAGATGTTCCAATCGGTGTCCCAGTAGGGAATGCCAAAGCATATGTGCCAGCGGCACTCCTAGACCCGGTTACTTGCGCCGCTGTAAGTCCAACATTGCTGTATACAGAGTTGATTAACGGAGCGTTTGTGCTTGTCTGAGTTACATCTAGGCTTATGTAATTGAATGGAGATTCATTTACTCTAGAATCGTTAACAATAGTGTTTATTTCCTTGCTAGTTACAAATATTGCCGGGTTGCTGCTTGGCTGACTTAGTACAACCGTTGTTTTAGGAAAGCT